GATGATAAGGATGATAAGGATGATAAGGATGATAAGGATGATAAGGATGATAAGGATGATAAGGATGATAATGATATTAATCCGTGGTATAGAGGATTTAATGGGACAATTGAGAAATCTGGAAAAAATAAGTATATTACAAAGGGAATTTATGAAAAGAAAATAGTAAAGAGTGTACAGAAAGTTATTGTAACAGAGTTGCCTATTAACATGTGGATTGATAAATTTAAGGATTCACTTGATGATCTACTTGAGACTAAGAAGATAAAGAGTTATAGGAATAGTAGTAGTGATATCATTATTAATTTTGAGATTGATGAGCATAAAGACACTGAGTTTGAATGTAATGAAAATACTTTAAATTTGACGAGTAGTTTGAGTACAAATAATATGGTATTATTTAATAAAGACGGAGAGATTACGAAATATGAGTCGGTAAATGATATATTGAATGAATTTTGTCAGGTAAGATACGAATTTTATATAAAGAGAAAAGAGTATAATATTACTACTCTAAAATATGATTTAGAGATAGTAAAGAACAAGATGAGATTTTTGAAGGAAGTTATGGATGAAAACTTGATAATCAAAGATGTAGATGAAGAATTGTTGATAAAAGAGATGATAAAAAGAGGATATTATAAAAATGGCGATGATTCAGAGAGTGATAATTCTTATGGTTCTTATGGTTATTTATTGAATATGAATATTAGAAGTTTTACAAGACAGAAGTTGGATAGTTTACAAAAAGAAATAGATAAGATTAATAACGAGTTAGAGATTATGAAAAATATTACTCCGACTGATATGTGGTTGAAAGAGTTAAATGAATTTGAAATGGAGTATAATAAAATATATAAACAGTAAATTAAATTATTATTATTTCTTAAAAAAATAATAATAACAATAAATAAAATGATAAGAAAGTATGGAATGATAGATCCTGCACCAGGTAGACCTGGTGCTCAAGGACAACAGGGTATAGAAGGTCCAGTTGGGCCAACCGGTCCACAAGGGATAAGAGGTCCAGGTGGTTCTCAAGGATACAAAGGGGATGTAGGACCAACTGGACCATCTGGAGATGGGATCAATCCTGATGTAGATAATAGAATAAAATCATTGGAGACAAGAATTTTTAAATTAGAAAAGCTCTTTTTAGCTTCATCGTCAACTAATCCACTTCCAAATGTTATTAGTCAATAAATAATCTATTCAGCCAAATCTATTTTTTGTTCTTCATCAAAAATGATAAGTTTATCAAAGATTGTTTTTATTTTTATCTTTTCATAACCAAAGTCTTTAGGGCATAGAAAAGATCCATGACAGTCTAAATTTGGACCTAAATATGGATAAATGATATCGTGTATATCATTATCATTTTCATCAGTTATTTGATTAATTGGGTTTACGCCACGGGGAACTTTTAGAAGATAAAAATAATTTTTGTCTTTATATTTATAGGATATTTTTATATATTTTTTATTGAATTTTTCTGGTTCTTCTTTTTTAATATTTTTTACTTGATAAATAGAATAAACGATAAGAAATAAAGATTTTATAGTATAAAAATGTCCATTTTTATTTTGTGGGTCAATAAAATTTTTATATTGTCTGTAGTATCCATTTAATGTCATAAACTTATATCTAAGTTTAAATATTGATATTAGAAACAATAAAAAAACAATAAAATAAAGCATTTTGTTTTATTTTATTAATTATATTTTTAAGATAGTTTTTATATTAAATATAAAAGTTTTTTATATTAAATATAAAATAAAATGAGCAAAGAGGTTAATATAAAAAAAGAATTACAAAAGAGACGTAAAGAAAAAGTATCCGAAAAAAATAAAGCTACAAAACAAACTGATAAGAAAAAATTAAAAATATTAAAGGAAGAAAAAGAATTAAAAGCAAACAAGAGCGAATATGATAATATCGAAGCATTAAGAAAAAACTTTTTAAAAGATATAATTGGACCCAAGAAAAAGAAATTAGTTTTACAAGAAGAATCTAAAGAGAATTTAGCAACAATATTTAATGAAAGATTCTCAAAAAAATTAGAAGGATTTCAAGATAGATATGAGGAAGAAGATCTAAGTACAAATTTATTTGTAGTATTGCTTACTTTACTAAGTAAAAATTCATTTTTTCAAAGTGTGGTAGAAAGTATTCTTTATAACATTAAAGAATTAGAATCTGGTTCTATTGTAAAAACAAAAAGAGGATCAATAACTAATTTTTATGATACATCTACCGTTATTGAATTAATAAAAGCTATTAATAAAATACCTGAAGTAAGAGACGTATATAATAGAAAGAAATATGCAGATGAATCAGGTGAAGAAATGAAATTAGTAGATAGATTTGGTACACTTGAAGAGGCTGAAGAAAATGAGAAAGAATTGTTAGAAAAAGTTTATCAGGATTCTGTCAGACTTAATAGCTTATGGAGAGATAAGACAAAACAGGAATTAATAGATGATAAGACCTACAAAAAGATTGAAATGAGCGAAGACGATATAAAAAGTGAGATCGAAAGTGAGAAGACAAGATATGAATTATTAGTAAGAATATTAAAAGATTGTAAAACAAAAGATGAGGTTCTTAATTTGTTGGATGAATCTATTAATTTTGAATTAAGCTCTAATAAGAATAATGATTTATTTATAGAGTTACTGAAAATTATGATATTAAATGATGACTTTCCTATTATGATTGATAATGTTCTAAAAAATTACGATGATAGTCAAAATACTATACTATCTTTATTGACTGAATTAAGAAAATCAAAAATTTTCTTATCTCGATATGAGTCAGTTAGAAAGATTATTAAAGAAGATGAGTTAAAAAAAATAGGAGAAGACGAATATGAATTAAAAACATTAAAAGAAAAATATGGATCAGTTCAAGAATTGATAGATAATAAAAAAAGAGAATTTATTAATCTACAAGATGGTATAATATTAGAAGAAGTAACTAAACCTAAAGTAGAAGATCAATTTTTTAAAGATGAAACAGAAAAAATAAAACAATTAATAGAAAGAACTAACCGTATAATACCACAAATTCCAGAAGAATTAAAAAAGATACCATTTAAGTCTTTAAGAGAAAGAGAAGAGCCCTCTCAACAAGAAATAAGATCAGAAGATCTTAAAGAATCATCAGATGAGTCTTTTTATTTCGATAAATCTGTTGTAGTAATTGATCTTTCTAAAAAGAAAAAAGATCAATTATTAAAGGATTCTATATTTTTTCTAAAAAAATATTTTGATCCAGAAAGTTCGATGGAGTTAGTTACTAACTTATATAAAGAAAACAAAAATAAAACTCTATCATATTTTATAGAAAAATTAGGAAAAATAATTATACTTGTTGATGAAAAATATTTAAAGAATGTTGCTAAATTGCTAAATAAACGTTTAGAAGAACAATATTACGACGTATCTGACATTATTAATTTATCCTATAAGGAATTATTACAGGATATATACTCTAATCCATCCAATTCTAATTTTGATAATTTAGAGGAGATGATTACAAAGAATATTGATAGATTTACTAATATATTTCTTTCATGTTTAAGGTTTAATTATACAAGAGGTGGTTATAATGACTTTTCAGATTGTATAGACAAAAAATCAGGTCAAGATGGTATAAATATAGATATTCTTCATTATATTGATGTTCTTAACTTGGAAGGAATAGATCAATGTAATATTGGCTATCAAAATAAAAAAGTTTTTGAAAAATATAATAACGCAAGAGATATCTATAACAAGACAGATAAAAATGATGTTAGTGTATCTTTAACAGCTCTTTCAAATCTTCAGAAAGAATTTGATCTTATACGACCCTTTTTAAAGAATATAATATATTATAAAGATGAAGAAGATAGAGAATTATATTGTTTTGATTATAATGATTTAGATGAAAGGTTTTTAAGAAAAAATTACAAGAATCCATATACAGCCAAAGAATTTTCACAACAGTTTATAGATGATTTTAGTATAATAGTATCAAAAAAGAATATAAAAACAATGAAAGAAAAACTTAAGAGCAAAAAAATAGATGATGAATATAACATCAAACATGACGACAAAAAGTATGAAGAAGAAATTGATGCTGATGAAGATTCAGATTTTTCAAGATTAATATTTAGTAAAATTAACTCTTTGGAACTCGGTCTAATTCAAATATTACCAAAACAAACTACATGTGAATATTATAATAAATATATTTTTAATAAAGACGAAAATTCTCTTGAAAAAATAATGAAAAAGAATCAAGAAGATATTGATAAGATGAAAAAATATTGTAATATAGATAGTATTAAGAATAAACCAGAACAAGAAATTAAATCCTTTCCATCATTACCATCTGTTGGTGCATTATTACCATCATTACCATCATTACCATCATTACCATCATTTACACTTAAAGATTCAAAAAAGAAAATATCTATGCCACTTATGGCAGAGAGTGAAAGCGATAGTGAACCAGAAGAAATTGATAGTGAACCAGAAGAAAGCGGCAGTGAACCAGAAGAAAGTGCTCTAATAAATCCAATATCCCCAATTGTAGAGATGACTGAGGAAGAGAGAAAAAAGATGGAGAAGAGAAAAAAGATAGAAGAGTTGAGTAAAAAGTTAAGTGTAAATTTGTAATGAAGAAATATAAGTTTAAAGAAATATAAAATTGATTTAATAAATAAAAAAATTTATTAAATAAATATTAACAAGATGGATAATATATTCGATATTTTTGAAGAAATTGAAGAAAAGTATGAAAATTCGTTAAAGATCGAAGAATTTAACGAATCGTATATTCGCTCCGCTCCTGTGTCACGAAAGAGCGATATCCAATCTGTAGATATAGATAAAAAGGACGAAAAAGGTATTTTAAATTCTGTTTTATGTTGTCATATTAATACTATAAATGAACTAGGAACTTTTTTATGTAAGGATTGTGGTGTAGAGATTGCAAAGGTAATGTCATATGAGAAAGATTGGAGGTATTATGGAAGTGATGATACTAGAAAAAATTCAGATCCGAATAGATGTCATATAAGAAAAGTTGAAGATAAAAGTATATTTAGAGATGTTGAAAACTTTGGATTTTCAGATAAGATAGTAAATACAGCTAATGATATTTATTCTCAAGTAACAAAAGGTAAAATTTATAGAGGAAATTCAAGAAAGGCGATTATTTTTGGATGTGTTTTTCATTCCATTAAATTAAATGGAAAATGTTATTCGTGTGAGAGTCTAAGAGAGATATTTAAGTTAGATAGAAAAATTATTTTAAGAGGTCTAAAGCATGTAAGTTTAAATGCTCCTAAATCAAGTCAGGTTAAAAATAAGAATGGAACATATGAGTTACTTGATGAATATATTAAGAAATTTGATATAAATGAAAAGGATAGAGAGGAAGTTATTGAGATTTATAACAAGATAAAGAATAAAAGTACGATTATTAATAGATCAAGACCACAGAGTGTTATCAGTTCTCTTATTTATTATTTTCTATGTAAAAAAAATGGATCAAATAATGTTAATATTAAGGATTTTATTAAGAAAGTAAAACTAAGTGAGCTTACTATTAATAAAATTTCAAAAGAAATAGATGAAAAGATGAAGAGTTGAATATATTAATAAGTTATAAATTTAGAATTTATAACTTAAAAGAAGTAAATAGATTTAAAGAAAATATAAATGAGCACATTTTGGGGTTTTATAGAAGGGGTTCAACATAATATATTTGATTCGCTTAATACAAATATAGATAAATTTAATTTACACGGTTGGTGTGATGATAATTGTCGACTATTACAAGAGATTTCAAAAATTATTGAAAAAAATGAAAAGGGTTGTATTGATATTATTGAAATCGGAACATGGAAAGGTTTATCCGCTAATAAAATTGCTAAATTATGTAAATCTAAAAATAAAGAAGCAAGAATTGTATGTGTAGATACATTTCTTGGTTCACCAGAACATATGGATGGAGAATGGGCATCAAGTGGTTTGGATCGTGTAAATGGTATTCCTTGTTTATTTGAAACATTTCGAAATAATACAAAGATATTACAAAACCACGACATGATTTATCCATTTCCTATTTCGAGTATGGAAGCAGCACATTTTATGTTAAAAAAACAAGTGAACTTTGATATTATTTTTATAGATGGAAGCCATGAATATGAATCTGTATTGATGGATATTACATTATTCTGGAAGATTTTAAAAAAAGGTGGTATAATGATTTTGGATGATGCTCAATGGGTTGGGGTAAAAAGAGCTATTAGTGAATTTTTTTCAGATAAGGATGTATTAATTGAATTTGAACATGCACAAGCAGTTGTTTATAAGAAATAAACTTGTAAAAATTTTAAGTTATAATTTAAAATTTTTAAAAAAAGTATTCCAAGTTTGTTAAAAATGATTTTTTATTTAATATTTATAAAAATAAATAACAAATAAAACACAAGGGATGCAAGTAACTAAAAGAACAGGTGTTAAAGAATCTGTATCATTTGATAAGATCACTAAAAGAATCAACGATTTATGTTTTGGTCTTGAATATGTCGATCCTATCCTTGTCGCAAAGGATACAATTAATTCGTTATATGACGGTATAACAACGAGGGAGTTAGATATTTTATCTGCTGATATTTGTGCTACAAAGTCTCATCATTTTCCCGATTATAATAAACTTGGAGGCCGAATTTTAGCAAGTAATATTACAAAGGAAACTTTTTCTAATTATAATGATGTAGTAGAATTACTTTATTCTAACAATTTACTTTCTGATTCATTCTATAATTTTTCTATAAAGTATATGGATAGTATTAATTCATTTATTGATTACTCAAGAGACCTGTTGTTTGATTATTTTGCTATTAAAACTCTTGAGAGATCGTATCTTATTAGATTTAATGGTAATATTATTGAAAGACCTCAACATATGTGGATGAGGGTTTCTATTCAAATCCATGGATGTCATAATGATAGCGATCTTACAGATCAAGAGAAGCTTGAAAAATTAAAAGAGACATATGATTTAGTTAGTCAGTTATATTTTACTCATGCTACTCCAACTCTCTTTAATAGTGGTTCAAAAAGACCACAGTTATCATCATGTTTTCTTTATTCATCTGAAGATAGTATTGAGGATATTTTTAAGACTATTTCAGATACGGCAAAAATTTCAAAATGGGCTGGTGGTATTGGAATGTCTCTTTCGAATATTCGGGCAAAGGGTAGTAGAATTAGAGGAACAAATGGATTTTCAGAGGGTATTATTCCATTGTGTAAAACACTTGAAACTGTAGGACGTTATATTAATCAGGGTGGTAAGAGACAGGGAAGTATTGCAATCTATTTGGAACCTTTTCATTCTGATATTTTTTCTTTTGTTGAACTACGAAAGAATACTGGAGATGAAAATCTACGAACAAGAGATTTATTTTTGTCTATTTGGATTTCAGATTTATTTATGAAAAGAGTAGAGGGTGATATGATATGGTCTCTAATGTGTCCAGATGAATGTCCTGGACTGGTAGATAGTTATGGAGAAGAATTCGAAAAACTTTATGAGTCATATGAAGAGAAAAAGATGTATAAGAAGCAGGTCAAGGCACGAGACTTGTGGAATTATATCTTAGAAGCTCAAATTGAAACTGGTATGCCTTATATCGGATTTAAGGATAGTGTTAATAGAAAGAATATGCAGGCTCAACTTGGTGTGATTAGAAATAGTAATTTGTGTTCTGAGATCTGTCTGGTCTCAAATAAGGATAATTATGCTGTTTGTAATCTCGCTTCTATTTGTTTACCAAAGTTTATTGATACAGATGAAAAGGGTGAAAAAACATTTAATTTTGAAAAGTTGAGAAAGGTAGCAGCCGTATCAACATATAACTTAAATAACGTAATTGATGTTAATTATTATCCTGTTCCTGAAACGCGTAAGAGTAATATGGAAAATAGACCAATTGGTATCGGTATTCAGGGTTTGGCTGATGTTTATTGTATGTTGGGATTTCCATTTGGGTCAGACAATGCAAAGAAGCTAAATAAAGAGATTTTTGAAAATATTTATTATGGTTCAATGGAGATGAGTATATCTCTTGCTAAGAAATATGGAAAATATCAGAGTTACGATGGAAGCCCTCACAGTAAAGGTCAACTTCAATTTGACTTGTGGGATATTGATAAATCTACTTTGACACTTAACTGGGAACCATTGTATCAAGACATGAAGATTTATGGAACAAGAAATAGCTTATTGACAGCTTTAATGCCTACTGCGAGCACATCACAAATTATGGGTAATAATGAAGCGTTCGAACCTTTTACGACAAATATTTATGTAAGACAGACATTAGCCGGAGAGTTTACAGTAGTAAATCGTCATTTGATCAAGGATTTGATCAAGCTTAACTTGTGGACAAAAGATGTATATGATGAAATTCTTTATGATAATGGAAGTATCCAGAGAATTATAAATATTCCACAGAATATTAAAGATTTGTACAAGACAGCTTATGAATTAAAAGTTACCGATATCTTAAAGCAAGCAGTTGATAGAAGTCCTTTTATTGATCATATGCAAAGCATGAATTTGTTTATGGAAAAAGTAAGTTTTAAGATCCTTAATAGTAGTCACTTTTATTCGTGGAAACATGGACTAAAGACTGGAATGTATTATCTACGAACACAACCAGCAGTTGATCCTATCAAGTTTGGTTTGGATCCAGAATCGGTGCATCGAATTCGTAGTGAAAGAAAGGATTATGTAAACAAAATGGCAAAGGAGACAGGAACGTGTCCACGTGATCAAAAGATGAGAGAGTTATGTGATTCATGTTCTTCATAAAGAGTCATAAGATTATAGAGTATATTCCTAGAATGTTCTTTCCGTCTGAAAATAAGGGTGATAGATAAAAATAATTAAAATTGGTTTAATTTTAATTAGAATATAAAAATGAAATATAAAATATATAAATATATAATTTTAAAGCAATAAAGATGTCAAATTATCCTGATTTTTTTAAGCTGTGTAATAAGTGGACTGATTTTTTTTATTCCCAAGAAATGGAAAAGATTATTATTCCAACTATTAAACAGCTTAATGATGAAAAAAAATACTACCCGGATCCAGAAAATATATTTAAATGTTTTTATATGACTTCTTATGATAATGTAAATGTAGTTATTCTTGGACAAGAACCTTATCAGAATGGAACTGCTACAGGCTTATGTTTTGATGTTAAATTAGGAAATCCTCTAAATCTTTCTCTACAAAATATATATAAAGAATTGGAATCAGAAGGATTTTATCCTATAAAAGATGGAAATCTTGAGTCTTGGTCAAAACAAGGAGTTCTTCTTTTAAACACAACATTGACAGTAAGACCATCTGAACCAGAATCAGACATGGAATTGTGGTCTCCTTTTTCTGAAAAGATAATTCAAAAGTTATCCGAGAAAGATTTTATTGTTTGGATTTTATTGGGTAAAGATATTACTATTTGGAAAGAGTTTATTACTAATAAAAATCACATTATTTTAGAAGCTACTCACCCAAGTCCATACATATCTTTAAAAGAGTCTTATGATAAGCCAACATTTATTGGTTCTAATATTTTTAAGAATACAAATAAAGAATTATATAAAAAAGGTATTGATAAGATTATATGGTAGTAAAGGTATGATTATTTTAAATATTTAAAATATTTAAAATGTTATAGATGAATATAGATGTTATAGATGTTATAGATGTTATAGATGAATATAGATGTTATAGATGAATATAGATAAATATAAGAATTTATTTTTTAGGGGGGATGCTCAATTGTTTAATAGTAGCTTTACCTATAGCGGGATTAAAAATATAATAATAAAACAAATTCTTTTCTAAAGCTTGTTTTGCTGCATTCTTTTCAGCTTGTTTCTTTAGTTTATCTACCCCTTTACCAATTAGAAATCTTTGTTTATTAGGTAAAACTTGGTATAGATTAATATAGTAAACTCCGTCTTTATTTTCGACATCTTCATATTCGGGCCCTCCAAGATTTTTTTTATTATTAATAAAAATTTCGTTGAGTATAGTTTTTGGATCCTTTTCTATTGTTTCTTCAAGTTCTATATATCGATCAAAGATATTTGTAATTGATTCATATACAATTTTATTGCCTGTTCCAATTGAATGTTTTGTATCTAAAACAAGTTCTACTGCTCCAAAAAATGCTTCTAAAATAGCTTGTACAACTTTTTCGTCATTACCAGAGTCAATAATTGATGCTTTATATTTTTTATCGATAGTTATATAATCAAAGATATTATGAACAATCATTTTTCCAAGACTTTTTATAAGTCTAATTTTATAGTCGGTTATAATTTTTTCAAGCTTTGTTTTATCAAGAATAATTTTGTTTCTTGATAAATACCAAACAATATTCTTTTGAAAAGAAACATGTCCTAAAGCCTTTAAAAAATTATAATTATTTTGTGTGTCGGCACTTGGATGAGTAAAAGCAGTAGAAAAATAAGACATTGATAAGTCTGATAATAATGTCTTTTTATATTTTTCTGAAGGGACATCCCCTAAAATAATAAAAATAAGTTCTTTGAATGAGTCATCTCTTAATCCGACATAGATACCAAACCCTTTCTTTTCTTCTTCCATTTTATATATTTACATATAATTTATAATTTATAAATTATAAATTATTTTTATTTTATAATTCAGTTTATAATTTATTTTATATAATATTTATTAATATCAATAGGAAAAGGTTAGTTTGTATAAAAAACATTTTAATTACCATATGAACCAAAACTACTATTACATCTTGAACATAAAAGTCTATATTTTGAATGAATATCATGATATACCAACCATTTTTCAGAACAATCTTTGTTACTGATTCGTATCTCGTTTTTAGAATTTTCATATATATCAACGTCTTGAAGTCTTATAGATTCTATTTCTAAAAACGATTTAAGAATATTTTTAAAAGGTATAGGATAATGGTCAGTTGTAATACTTTCTGTTATTACATTACAATTATCACATTTTCCTTTAAATAAATCATTTTGAACTAATGTATTATGTATAAAATATTGTTTTTTGTTACCCAAATGACTTTCATTTCGAAAAGCCGATACAATATTAATTTCATCTGATTTATCTTGCTTATATTTCCCAAAAAGATTTTCAATACATTGTACATAAGATATGTCATCAATATCATCAATATCTAAATATTTATAATATAAGGCTAATTTATTATAAGGTTTCCTTATTTTCATTACTAAATAATCTATTTTTTTGATATCAATTCTTTTTGTTGGATGATATGATAGAAGATTAAATATAATATTATCTACTACCTTTTCATTTTCAGAATACTTTTTCAGTATTTCTGTAACGACCTTTTTTCCGTTTGTTACACTTTTTAGTTTATTCTTCAAGTCTGACATTTTTTTTGTTAACACATTAGATTACAAATTTCAATTTTAGGATACCAAGTTAGATTTTTTATTTACCCAGTAGGGTAAATAAAAATTACGACGACAGTAGGATTCGAACCTACGCGTGCAAGCACCACAGATTAGTAATCTGCTCCCTTAAAACCACTCGGGCATGTCGTCTTTTATAGACAGACATAATCTCATATAGTAACTATAAATCATAAAGTTGCATTAGGCAGGGTTCGAACCTGCGCTCCTCTCGGAAATCGAGCTTAAATCGATCGCGTTAACCACTCCGCCACTAATGCTTGTTATTTATAACTTATGGTTGTCATATGAGATGATGACTATCTATATATCTATATATATTCTTTTAAATAATAATTAAGATTTACTTATTTTTTAATTACAGCTGGTATAGTAGTAGAATATGTATTATTTTTATTTTGAGTTGTAAGAAATGAAAGATTTGTCAGATATTCAGAATCTATAAAAGAAATTGTTAATACCGTAAAAATAAAGGTAAGTATAATAGCATATAGAAAGTGACCAGCAATATTACTTGGCTTATTCGGAAAAATTTTTTCTATAAAGTTAGCAAATGCTGAATTCCAAGATAAAGCTATTATAAGAGTCATTGATCCTGTTAAAAAGTATATCATAGTTTTTTTAACTATTTTGATATCATTATCCGAAATAGATTTGTACATTTATTTATTTTATATAATGATATAAAAATAATCTAATATATCATATACTTATAGTATAGTATAATATAGTATATGATATTAAAAACATAAATAGATATAAACATATGAATTTTAACCAGTTTATTTTTTTTTCATTTTTTTTATTTGTTTCCATTATTAAATTTGGTTTTATATAATACAACAATCCAAAGTTAAATATTATTAAAAATATTGTTAGTATTCTTAATAGATTATTCTTATCGTTATTCTTATCATTATCAGATTTCCCAAAAGAAAATTGAGGAGGCGGGTTAGGATTAATTGGATTATTATCAGCTTTTAATTTTTTTCCAACACCTACACCTTTGAGAAAACATTCGTAAATATTTCCAAATCTATCATACTCTTCTGGTAAAACAGAAGAGTTACCACAATATTTTCTTGTTGTATCAATCGGTTGGTATGGAACTAAAAAGTTTGGATCAACTGGTTGAGCATATCCAAAATTTCTTCCTTTTTGAAGACATTTATATCTTGTTCCTAAAACCTTTGTACCATTTGTTAAACTTGGGTTATTAGCATTATTTCCACAGTACATATTTTATTATTTATATTTAAAATAATGATAATTAAAATAAAGAATGAATTTAGATAAAATTTATTTAATAAATTTAGAAAGACGCAAAGACCGTCTAAATCATTTTTTAAATGAATGTAAAAGAGAGAGTATTCCTATGAATAAATTTCAACGTTTTAGTGCAATTGATTCTAAAACATATAATCCATCAGAAGAAGAATTAAAGATGTTTAAAAATATTGATTTTGATCTAAATAATTCATCTGGAAAAGCATGTATGTGTAATCAATTAAGTCACTATAATATTATTCTCGATATTATAAAAAATAAGTACAAAAAATGTATTATTTTTCAGGATGATGTAAGACTAAAACATAATTTTAACAATGAACTTAATAATGTTCTTAATAATATACCAAAAGATGCTGAAATTATTTGGATTGGTCTCCATAAAATAGGATCAGGAAGTTATTTTGAAGACTTTCCATTAGATATTAATTATGATAAATATTATAGTAAAGAAAAAGTAAATGATGCTGTATGTAGATTAAATGATGATATTAATCCATGTTCTTTAGCTTATATTATAACCTATAATGGAGCAAAAAAGTATATTGAATATCTTCGACAAGAAGGTTTTATACATGCAACTGATATTAATTTTAGAGATTATTTATTGAGTAAAAATATTCACTATGGAAGTTATAATGTATTATGTACAGGTAACTCTAAATTTAAGAGTGACGTATTTGAGATAGATGATAATGCTATAGCAAGAGATATGTTAGAGTTATTGGGATGTTAGGGATGTTAGGGATGTTAGGGATGTTAAGGATGTTAAGGATGTTAAGGATGTTAAGGATGTTAAGGATGTTAAGGATGTTAAGGATGTTAAGGATGTTAATATTCACAATAATTTGGTATATGTGGTATTCTTGAATCATATAGACCTGCTTTTTCAGAAGCTTCTAATAGTTCATCTAAAATATTTTGAAATTTTTCAGTATGACCAATTTCATCGCATAGAGCGTGGGCAATTTCGTGTAATATAACTAAAACAAGTTGATTTTGATGATAAAGCTTTCCATTTTGGTCCTTTAGACATATAAAGACATAAGTTTTATTTATTGTATAGCTTTTATTTCCCTCAAAGAATCTGAGCTTAGGAATAATTCTTTTTATATCTGGATGAGACTCTTTTAACTTATCAACAAGATCAAGTACATATTTATCTTGAGGTTTATCTTCATAGTTTTCTCCTATCTCAACTATTATTTCATATGATAATAATAAACTTAAAACAATAGCAAAAAATATATTTATATATTTATATTGAATATTATTTAGTTTTATTTTTGATAGAGTAATAGCAAGCAGAAGTATTATAAATATCAATAAGAGCGAACATTTTTTTGATATCAATCTCATTTATTAAAATAAAAATGAAAAGTTATTGATAATATTTTAATCATTTAAAATTAATCATGGATATTGTTGATACATTTTGTTCTAAAAAAGAGAACAGCGAGATGCTAAAGAAAAAAATCATTTCATATCTGCATACTTATAATATAGATAATTCACTCGATAATATTGATGAACTTGATATTATTTATGAAGTTGGGTTTATATTAAAAGAAAATAAAAATTTAAAAGACACATTTGATCTTCTCAAGAATGGAAAGTTGTTTAAAAACCATCCTAACTTCATTGATATATCTAAAAAAATGATAGAAATGGACCAATTTATGGACAAACCATTTGAAGTTACTGAAGGTGTTAATACTTGCAATAAATGTAAGAGTACTCGTACATTGTCTTATAATAGACAGACTCGAAGTGGAGACGAAGGTATGACAGTTTATGTATTCTGTATCGATTGTAATTATAGATACACTATGAATAGTTAAAATAGTTAAAAAATAAGTAAGTTTAAATATTTATATTATTACATGTAATAATATAAAAAATGAGTTCTAATAATCTATATACTGTATTATCAATTATAGATTCTATATGTCAAACATATCAAGAAAATAAAGAGCGTAAAGAAAATAATGAGAGTAAAGAAAATAATGAGGGTAAAGAAAGTAAAGAAAATAATGAGAGTAAAGAAAATAATGAGGGTAAAGAAAGTAAAGAAAATAATGAGAGTAAAGAAAGTAAAGAAAATAATGAGAGTAAAGAAAATATTAGATATATAAGAAATATTCTGAATGTTAGAAATATAAATAATAATTATGATAACAATAGAAATATATTATCTAATATTATCCAGAATAGAAATGTATGTGATATGATTAATTTATTTGTAACTAATTATATGAGTAATATAAATAATGAAGAAGTAAAAGAAGAAGTAAAAGAAGAAAATAAGGAAAACGAAATAAAAATATTACATCTATCTATATTTTCAGAGTTGGGGGAAGAAACTTGTAAAAAAAATGAGAATTGTTCTATTTGTTTTGAAAGTTTTAAAGAAAACGAAATTGTGAATATTACAAAGTGTGGTCATATTTATCATAAGAATTGTATAAATGAATGGATAAAAAGAAACAAAACATGTCCTTTATGTAGAGAATCTATTTTATAGGCTATCAATTAGTTTAAATTTAAGTTTTTGTTTATTAATATTGTCTTTAAAATGTTTTAATGTCTTGTTAAGTTTTTTTCTTACTTCTGTGAGATCTTTATCTTCAAGACATTCTTTGTATCTTGTATTAAAACTTTTAATTTGAATAGAGTTATGTGGTTGTATTTTACAAACCATTTTAAGATCATCTATAATTAGTGTATTATATGGATCATATCCATCTATATCATAATGGTCCCATAGCATTTTAAGATTTTTTATATGTTTATCACCATAGATATGTTGAGATTCTTCACAGTTATCAGAATTAAGAACATATTCTAAATTTCTTCCATTCTTTTCAACTATGTTTTTTACTATAAATTTAACATATTCAGGGCTTGCTGCAGACCATATTGATACATTGAAATTTTTGAATAACCAATTAAGAAAAGATTGTAAACCGGGTCTTTCAAAAACATAATAATCGTCATCCATTTTATGGTATTTCATTGTGTGTAAATGATTTTTTTTCTTTGGAAGTTTGTCTTGTGTTATAGAATATATTAATGTATTATCTAAATCAAGCATGACATTAACAGGTTTTCTAATCTTTTTAACTATTTTTGGAGACTTTTTCATGTCTTTATTAATTATAATATTATTATAATTAATTTTAAGTACAATATTTAATATATTCGTCTGGAATAATCTTGACGAATCCTTGTGTTTTTAATATTTCTAACGCATTTGTAGCAGCATTTTGTTCAGCTTCTTCCATCTTATATCCTTCTCCTGTTCCTATCATAGAATATTCTCCAGTATCAATTGTTCTTTTTACGGTTGATTTATAATATTTTTCAGCCCCTCTTGTTTCTACTTGTTTTAAATATTCTAGAATACCGATACCTTTATGTTTATTATGATCAAATAATTCTTTCAGACGAGTTTTAGAATCTACCAAGTTTTCATAATTAATAGAAATATTAAGTTTGTCTAATAGGCGAGAAATAATTTTATAACAAATCTTATAACCAGTACCAATAGAATATTTTTTATCAATAACTAATTCTGTTGCTCCAAAAAATGCTTCAAATACATCTTCCAGAGTTTTTATTTTTTCTTCGGTTAAATCCCTATTAAAATTGGTTGAAATATAACCCCAAAATCCGAGTTTTTCAGCTAACAAAAAAAAGCTTTTTTTCTGGATAAATTTTATCTTTAAACGAGTTAAAATATCAATACCATCAGGTGAATTGATTTGGGGAAATCTTCTGGCAAAATACCAAATCACAGCTTTATTTAATGTACTGTCTCCCAATGTTTCCATAAATTCATAATTTGAATCTTTATTATAAGAGGGAGATGTAAAAACCGTATAATAATAAGAAACACCTTCTTTGTCGAGTATATTTTCTCTATTATTTTTAGATACTTCTCCGTATTCTCCAAGTATTCTATCGATAAAGTCTATAAAATTCTGATCTCTTGGTGCGTGATAGATAAATTGTTGAGGATTTTGGGAATAAAAATAAGGATTTGCCATATTTTATATTTAGAATTAAATATAAAATTATTTTTCAATTTAATTATCATTTTTATTGTAGTTATTATTTATCACTAAAATAATTACATTTAATAACGATTTCCAACTCTATCTTCATAAGTTTTTTAATAATATCCAAATCTTTCTTATTTGTTATTAAAGATTTTGATATTTTTCCCAAGTCATCGAATTCTCTCAACATTTCTAAAATAAAGGTATATGGTTTATATATATTACAATCACTTATTATTTTTAAGGCTAAAATATAGCATACCATAATTTTATAAAACAAGTCTTTATTATTATTAAATACGCTGTCTTTTGTTTTTAAAAATATACCTGTTGTGTATGCTAAAATTAAACTCTTATCAATATCTTTATAAAGACTAATATCATCTTCATCAATAAATGGAAAAAAATTCATATAGTCATCGATATTTTCTTCTGAAATATCTCTAATATAGACATCGATTGTTTCAATCATTGACATACATGTCTGAAATGTTTCAGAATATTTTTTATTCATTTTCTAAACTCGGATAAATTTTTAAAATTTTTAATTTTAAAAATTATTTTTAATTTATATATCCTATTTAATTTACGCGTAGTTTTAAGCAAATGCTGATACGCTTGCAACGGATCCACCAACCCCTGTAGTTGACAACATCTTTTGTAACACACTTGGTACATTGTTTTGTCCCTGATTTAGAGATGATATAGAACCATACTGAGAGGCCAACTGAGCAGCATTATTGTTAGAATTTCCATCTGATCCTGCAATAACAGACAAGGCGCCACGACGCAAGTCAGCTGGGGTAAGAGATGATTGAAACCAACCCTTCTGACATGGATCAACGTTAACTGCCAAGTCACCACGAATCAAGTCACTCGAACCTGAAGAACTTGATCTCCAACCACCGTTTCTTCCGTTGGCATAAATAAATCTATCATAGATCATTGTATTTTCAGCATCCTCATCGTCTCCTAATGATGAATCCATATCTGAAAGTGGTAAAGCGTTTACAGGAGAAGAATCTTTAGTACCAGAATAAGACTTGGCGGCATCCTTTAAGGCTGCTAAGTATGAACTAGAATTTGTTAAACTTCCTTCTGTTCTATTTCTACCATCTTTCATCTGTTCTGGATTTGGAACACCAGTCTTAATATCTTGTCTATATCCTTCTACCAAGTTAGCATAATCCATTCCGTTATATAAATTACTTGAATCTGACTGATAGGCAGAAGTAATTCCCATATTATTTAAAGATGGTGGATTATATCTAATTTGAGCAGGTAAGTTGAGAGAAGGTGATTGTTGTGGGGTACTCTGATTAAATTGTGGATATGAAACATAGTCATTGGAAGTTACCATTCCTGAACCAAGAGATTGATTATTTGGTGGAGCATAATTTTCTACTGACCCTACTTGTCCTACTTGTGGCAAAGAAGCTCTTGCAAATTGAGTTTGATTATTTGCTCTTGCAATTGCCATAGTTTGCAATGTTGCCAATTGTTGAGATGGGTTAGTAACACCAGCGTTTTCCATCTTGGTAATTTGTTTTAAATTTTGCTTTAAAGCAGTTGGAGTCTTTGCAAAGTTTACAGCAGTTGTTTTTCCGGTTTTTTTATTATACCTTACTCTCTCTATTCGACCACCTAAGCCAAGTGGGCCATTTGGACCAAAGTTTTCTTTAATATTTTCTTTCTCTTTCATTCCTAATAATAGCGCGCCTACGCCAACAGCTCCCAAAACAGTTAAAAGTAAATTGTCACTCATTTTTATAAAAAGAAAAAAAAATATTATAATATTTTTATTTTTTTTAACTTGATATTTTATGTAGTTATTTTATTTTTTTAAATCCCTTTTTTTAATCTCATCTAAAATATATTTTATAGTAGGATTTTCTGACCAATCAACTGTATTTTGTTTTAGAATATTTTTATTATATTTTGACATTTTCTCCTTTCCTAAATCTAATTTATATAAATAAGATAAGTCTTGATCTACATCACTAAAAGAAAGAAGTTCTTTTCCATCTTTTACGTCTATTCTATCTATTTCTAAAAATAAAGCATTCGTAAAATTACCCTTATTCTTAAGTTTTTTAATCTTGGCATTTTCATTTAAAATAAGAATATAAAGAACATCAAAATAATCATTTAATTTTGTATATAAATCAAAGTATACTTTAATAATATTAAGATGGTTTTTAATATGATCACTATTTCCACTAAAATATTGTTGGTCATATAATCTATCCATAATACATGTTTTTAATCTTTTAATAAGTTTATCTTTCATTTCATCTATATTCATAATCACTATTACAAATTAAAGTAAATTCGTCTATAAAACTCTGGAGTCCAAATTGACTACAAGAATCTTCATTTTTGTATCTCATTTTATTTAAATATAGGTTTTAATTTACAAATTAAATTTATTAGATAAAGGAGTAAAAGGAAATGCAATATGTTTTCTTAATAAAATATTTGTTGTTCTTTCTACCGATATTTCTGCTTCTAAAATTCTATTAATAAGTTTTAAATTGTCATTTCTCATACTATTACACATAGTCTCATTGGTTTTTAATCTTGTTGATATTTTTAAAATTTCTTCTTTTAACTCAATATCATTATTTTCCATTTTTTCTATATCTTTTCTTAAATTATTCAATACTGGGAGTATATCATTATATATATTTTCACATATATCTATTCTTTTTTCTAAAATTTCTATCTTTTTAATAATTTTATCTGAATCCATTTCAAAAATATTAATCAAGTTTTCATTATTGTTAGTATCATTATTAATACTATTATCGATTACATTAGTTACATTAGTTTCACTATCATTTACAGAAAACCAACTTGACTTTATTAGACTCATTTAATTAGAATATTTATTTACAATTCATATTTTTAAATATTTAAAAATATGAAATTCGTGTTTATTTTCTTATTTAGTCATCATCAAAAAATGAATTTTTCTTAAATATATGTGTATCTTTATTACTCATAGAATCATCTTTGACATCAACAATCTTCTTTTTTGATAAAGAATATCTTGGAGTTTCTTCATCTTTGCTTTCATTTACTACATCTTTTATACTTTCCTTGCTTTCCTTTCCCACATCTTTTATACTTTCCTTGCTTTCTTTATTTTCCTTTTCCAGATCTCTTATACTTTCAAATGAAAAAACTTGGCTACTAATAATCTTAGGAATATCCAAATACATATCAAATACACCTGTTCCGATTTTTGGCATTTTACCCAACATAATACTGGCAGAGACACCATTTGTTGTCTCTTTCTCTCCGTTTATACCAGCTTTTAGAAAATTTTATAAACTTTCTTCAAACGACGCCTTAGCCATAGGACCACATCCAACTTTCTTTTGACCGTATCTACTGATTGAAATAATAATTCCAGTATAAACCATTACATCAACCAATAGTTCTACATGAGAACTGTTAACAAAAGAACCATCACTACTCACAACGTCCATATATTCTTCTACTAAGAATTGACGTGTTGCTTCAATTCCAAAAACATTATAAATTTCCCACATATCATTGCACAATGTTCGTGTTTTATCTATAAGAGGATTTGAGAACAACCCATAAAGATTACTCCCTTCGGTTGATATGATCCATTCTGACTTTCTTTTCTCAAAGAAAATATCTTTGATGTTTGGAATACCAGATATTCTTATATTTTGTAGACTTGGTAAAATTTTATCTTCCATATGAATAACTCTAATAATATCATCAGGAATTGTATCTTCTTTTCCTTCAAAACGATCAATAATAACTGGTATCTTTGGCGTAAAGTTTTTAGATTTATCAACTTCTTCTTCATCATCATCGTCATCATCATCTATGTCATCTATATCATCTATTTCGTCTTCTACTTCTTCTTCTTCTGGTTCATGTTCTTCATTTTTTTCTTGAAATACATTCTTAAATTGTTCTAATTCAGTAAAACACGATTCGTCAATAAATACATCTAATATTCCTTTCCAGTCTGGAGTATATATAACTATCGAATCTCCATATTCTCCCATAATAGATTTAGCAATCATTTTCATTGTTATTTTGTATTCATAGAGAACTGAAATATCAATATAAAATCTTAGACGCCAACCCAAATTTGAAGGTTTAATATCATATATATCGCAAAAAAGATGATGCCAGTCTTCAAGTGGGTCGTCTTTTACAAGCTCATAAGACTTAATAAGTCTTTTAAAGGTTATATCTGTCATAGAATTACCAAGAGCATTTCTAATATCTGAAATTTCTTTATACTCATTATTCAAATAGATAAGACAATTAACCATTTTAGGAGACTTTGTTGCATTCAAAAGCTCTGAAAATCGTGGAACACCGACAACCACTGTTTTAACCGATATGCCCGAAGAATGAAAAGTGTTCAAAGTAGACTGTGTTTGCCTCTCACCAAGTGATGTACTTGCCATGACACCGCAAGCAGACCCACTCTCTGCTAAACTTTTATAATAATGTTTAATAATTTCATCTTTAAATTTGTTAAACATTTCCGGATAAACAGAGACATTATATAGTTCATTATGCAATCTATTTCTAATCTTATTTATAATAGATCTTCCCACATACTCTGGAAGTGATTTGTTAATAGGAAAAGAATTGCATATGTCTTCAATTTGAGTTTCTGTAAGTTTTTCCTTCTTAGAAGTGTAAACGATCTCCATTTAAAAAAGTAAGAGTTTAAGAATATTAACGATTTGATTATAAAATATTAATAGATATATAATTTCATTTTTAAATTATATATTTTATAAGAAATAAAAATCTTAATCTGAATCTGATAGTATTCTATCACTCATTTTCTTTTTATTTTTACGTGTTACATTAACTTTAGAAACAAGTGATTCATCATCTGAATCCGAATCTAAATCTGTGTCTGTGTGTGATGATTTCTTTTGTACTTTACGTGTTACATTAACTTTAGAAACAAGTGATTCGTCATCTGAATCTGTGTCTGTGTCTGACTCTTGTTTTGGTAATTTCCTTTGTACTTTACGTGTTACATTAACTTTAGAAACAAGTGATTCATCATCTGAATCTGACTCTTGTTTTGGTAATTTCCTTTGTACTTTACGTGTTACATTAACTTTAGAAACAAGTGATTCGTCATCGGAATCTGACTCTGACTCTGTGTCTGTGTCTGATGATTTCTTTTGTACTTTACGTGTTACATTAACTTTAGAAA